ATTAGAAATGTAGCTGTTGGAAGACAAACTATGTGTGCAAATACAACAGGTTGCTGCAACGTAGCTGTGGGTTCAAATGCTTTAGCATCTGGTACTACAGGAGATTTTAACGTAGGAGTAGGTGGAGCAGCTTTAACTTCTGCTACAGGAAATGATAATACAGCAGTTGGTGCTTGTTCTATGAATAATAATACATCAGGTACTAACAACACAGCAGTAGGTAAAGATTCTTTAATAGCTAACACAACAGGTGCACAAAGTACAGCTATTGGTAGTAAAGCTGGGTGCTCATTAACTACAGCAGGTTCTGTTACAGTTCTTGGTCACAACGCATTTTCAAAATCTACTACAGGTGGAGAAACTGTAGCAATTGGTGATAACACTATGTCATGCAACACTACTGGATGTAGAAACGTTGCAATCGGTAATGGTACAATGTTTAAAAACACAACAGGTGTTTGTAATACAGCAGTTGGAAGAATTTCTTTGGCTTGTAATACAACAGGTGATTTTAATTCAGCTTTTGGTCATGAGGCTTTAAAAGCAAATACTACAGCAGACAATAACACAGCAGTTGGTCATAGTGCTTTAATAGCTAACACAACAGCTAGTGACAACACAGCAGTTGGTAGAACATCATTATTAGCTAACACAACAGGTGCAAGTAATACAGCCGTGGGAGTGGGAGGATTAGAATCAAATACAACAGCAGGATGTAATACAGCAGTAGGTAAAAATTCTTTAGCATCTACCACAACAGGTTGTAGAAATGTAGCAATGGGTGCTTTAGCTGGTACTTCTAATACCACAGGAGATTGTAATGTAGCAATAGGTTTTGGTGCTTATAATGTTGCAACAACAGCAGACCACAATACAATGGTTGGTGCTGGTGCAGGTAATTCTATAACAACAGGTACTAATAACACAGCTGTTGGAAGATGTTCATTTAATCAAAACACAACAGGTAATGGTCACACAGCAATAGGTGCTAGTGCTTTAGAATCGAATACAACAGGTGCTGGAAATACAGCAGTTGGTTGTTTAGCTATGGAAGAAAATACTACAGGTGGAGATAGTGTAGGAATTGGAAAAAATGCTTTACAAGAAAACACAACAGGTGGAAATAATACAGCTGTTGGAAGATGTGCATTAGCTTTAAACACAACAGCTGATAACAATGTAGCAGTTGGTAAACAAGCTTTAGCAGTTACCACAACAGGTACAGGTAGAAATATAGCATTGGGTTCTGATGCTTTAAATTCTGTCACAACAGGACATTCAAATGTAGGTGCTGGTTATGATGTTGCTACCTCTTTGACTACAGGTACAAGCAATACAATACTTGGTTCTAACAGTACTAATGGTTTAACAACAGGAGATAATAATCATACTTTAGGAGATAATGCTGATTACACTACTATATTTAATTTAGTAGCTCAAGATAATAGAGTAATTATAGGAAATAACACAACAAGTAATGCTTATGTAAAAGTTGCTTGGACAGTAACATCAGATGCAAGAGATAAAATGAATTTTGAATCTGTTCCTCATGGTTTAGATTTTGTTAATCAACTACAACCATATAAATTTAATTTTAAAAAATCAAGAGAAGTTGAAGCACCACATGGTAGTGCAAGATATGGATTTAAAGCACAAGACATATTAGCTTTAGAAGGTGATAATCCAATTATTATTGATAATGAAAATGAAGAAGCATTAAAATATAATGGAGAAGCATTAGTACCAGTATTAGTTAATGCAATCAAAGAATTAAAAGCAGAAATAGAATTACTAAAAAACAAATAAAGAAAGAGAAAAGAGAATGTTGAATACATATGTCGTAGAAGGAGGCGTTGGTAAATGTACTACGTTTAGTGCGTTAATACCAAAGTTAAAAGAGAAATCAGAAGTTCAAATATACACACCTTACATTGGTTGCTTTGCAAGTAACCCAGATGTTAAATTAGTTTTAGAAAACACACTTTCTTTGAAAGACGCAAGGATAATGGCATCAGATAATATCTTTTACTGTGAGCCTTACAAATCTAATTTTCAATTTGGTAAACAACATATAATTGAAAGCTACTGTGAACATCATGGTGTTGAATATGATAAGTCTATGATACCTAAATTATATACAGAACATCATAAAGATAGTGTTAAAGAATGGCTTACAAAAAATGAGATTGGTAAATACATAATGATTCAATTTTCTGGTGGTCAACCTCAAGCTGGTTTTAATGCTAGTAATCAATACACAAATTTAAATCCAAATAGAAACTATCAACCCTACCTTGCTCAACAAGTAGTTAATATGTTGAGAGAAGAATATAAAGATACAACTATTATTAACTGTGTTTTACCTAACGAGCCACATTATAATGATACTATTAGATGTGATTTACATTGGACACAGCTACATGAAATGCTAAAAGATGCGGAAGGGTTTGTGGCTATTGATAGCTGCCTACAACACTTCTCACCATCAGCAAATAAACAAGGTGTAGTTGTTTGGGGAAGCACTCGTTGGACACAATTTGGCTATTCACACAATAAAAACCTACAGTTTCATATGGGAAATGAGTGGAATGAATCTAAATATAATGATAGCGATCCTAGGAACAACATGGTAGAACCGAAAATAATCCTTGATTCTTATAAGAAACTTGGTAAAACTAAACCCGTTGCATGCGCAACAAAATAAGGAGAAAATATTATGAGTGAAGACGTAAAAACTGCAGAAGATATAGCACAAGATTACACAGCTATGGGTCATTCAGTAACACTAATCAATGGCATTATTGCTGGATCTAAAATGGCTGATGAGTCAGCTAAAGACAGACAAGATTGTGTTGACAGAAATGTTGAACACCTAGAGTTAATGGTTGCTAAAGATTATTGGACTAATGAAAGTATGACTGCTGTTAATTCTGCTATCTCTGCTGGTAAAGCACACACAGCATCATAGTACATTTAATCTCTTGTAGATAACAAGTGTTGATATAACTAGGGTTCTAGTATATTTTAAATTAGGGATTAATTTATGTTACAAAAAGTAGGGTTTCAACCAGGATTTAATAAACAAGTTACATCAACCGGAGGCGAAGGCCAATGGAAAGGTGGAGACAATGTTAGATTTAGATATGGTACACCTGAAAAAATAGGTGGTTGGGCTCAACTAGGATCTACTGATATTACAGGACGTAACACAGCTATTCATCATTTTGTAAATGCTTCAGGTATTAAGTATGCAGCATTAGGTACTAACAGAATTTTATATGTATACACTGGAGGTATTTTTTACGACATACATCCTATTAAATCTACAACATCTTTATCTAATTGTTTTACTACAACTAACGGATCAGCAATTGTTACAATAACTTTTGCATCAGCACATAATATAAATAAAGGAGACATTATATTACTTGATAATTTTCAAGGTATAACAGGTTCTAATTTTAATTCATCTAATTTTGAATTAAATAAGTTTCAAGTAATATCTGTACCTACAACTACTACATTAACTATTGATGTAGGTACAAATGAAACTGGATCAGGTGCTACAACAGCCGGTAGTGTAAGAGTACAACATTACTATCCCGTAGGTCCAGCTGTTGAAGTTGCAACAACGGGTTGGGGTTTAGGTCAGTGGGGTGGTACACAATCAGGGCAGTTTACATCTACACTTTCCTCAGGAATTAATTCATCAGTTACAAGTTTAACACTAGCAAGTTCAGCATCTTTTGGTTCATCAGGTACAGCGTTAGTAGGTAGTGAATTAATTACATTTACTTCTAATAGCAACAATGTTTTATCAGGTTTAACAAGAGGAGCTAAAGGAACGACAGCTGCATCACACTCTAGTGGCGCAACTGTAACAGATGCATCTAGTTTTTTTGCATGGAATGGATCCACTTCTGGAGACATTACAACAGATCCTGGTCTATGGTCTTTAGATAATTTTGGAAATTCAATAATAGCAACTATTTTTGGAGGTGAAACTTTTGAATGGAATTCAGATCCTACAAATGCTAATGATACAAGAGCAACATTACTTGCCAATGCTCCAACATCTTCTAGTTTTAGTTTAGTATCTACACCGGACAGGCACTTAATATTTTTTGGAACAGAAACAACTATTGGTACACCTAGTACAAGAGATGAAATGTTTATTAGATTTTCAGATCAAGAGAATATAGATACAACAACATCATATGCACCTAGTGCAACTAACACTGCGGGCACACAAAGACTAGCTGATGGATCAAGAATTGTTGGGTCTTTAAGGGGTAGGGATGCAATTTATGTTTGGACAGATACATCTTTATTTATCATGAGATTTGTTGGTGCACCTTTTACATTTTCATTTCAACAAGTAGGCACTAACTGTGGATTGATTGGTAAAAACGCAGCTGTTGAAGTTGATGGTGCTGCTTATTGGATGTCAGAAAATGGTTTTTTTAGATACACTGGTAAATTAGAATCACTACCTTGTTTAGTAGAAGATTTTGTTTACGACGATATTAATACAATCCCTAAACAACATATCAATGCAGGTTTAAATAACTTGTTTGGAGAGGTTACTTGGTTCTATCCTAACTCTGGATCAGGAATCGTGAACCGTGTAGTATGTTATAACTATCTCGACTCAACACCAGAAAGACCGGTGTGGACAACAGGAACATTAGCAAGAACTGCATGGCAAGATTCGGCAGTGTTTGGAAAACCACATGCAACAGAATATAGTCCTAGTGCTGCAGGAGCAACTACGAATAAAGATTATGTTTATGGAAATAGTGAAGGTATGAGTACTTACTTTGAACATGAAACTGGATTAGATCAAGTTAAAGAGGGATCAACAACAGCTATTTCATCTAACATTGAATCAGGAGATTTTGATATAGGATCAAATGGATTAGATGGAGATGGTGAATTTATTATGAAAATTAGAAGAGTGCTTCCTGATTTTTTATCACAAACAGGTAATAGTTTAGTGACATTAAATTTAAGAGACTATCCAAATGATTCTAATGTAAGTTCTTCTTTAGGACCATTTACAGTTTCAAGTTCTACACAAAAAATAGATACACGTGCAAGAGCTAGATCTGTTGCTTTAAAAATATCTAACACAAGCACAGGACAGTTTTGGAAATTAGGTACATTTAGATTAGACATACAACCCGATGGTAGAAGATAATGGCTAGAATTGTACAATCATTGACACTACCTGCAAAAGATTATGATCAACAAACACAGTTGTCTTTTAACAGAGATATAGATAGTATAGTGCAAAAATTAAATACTACTTTTCAACAAGATTTAAAAGAAGAAGCAGAAGCGGAGGCTTATTACTTTGGCTAATACATTTACAAATAAAAAATTAGATTTAACTGCAACATCAGTTACAACTTTATATACAGTACCCTCAGCTACAACTTCTATAGTTAAATCTATATTAGTGTCTGAAGATTCAGGAAACGCTGATACAATAACTGTTACTATTACAGACGCTTCAGCAGCTATTTTTAGTTTATTTAAAACAAAAGCAATTGGTGCTAATGCAACAGTAGAACTGTTGACTGCTCCGTTAATAGTGCAAGAAGATGAGATAATAAAAGTGACGGCAGCTACAGCAAATAGGTTACATGTAGTGTTATCTGCCTTAGAAGTTAAGAAAAGAGTTGTTACAACATAACTTGATTTACCTGACAAAAACAGGTAATGTAAGAAACCACAGGTTAAATTCCTGCTTTTAAAACTAACTTAAAAAATTATATGAAAACAGGATTAGAATCACTAGATGTTGGAGCACCGGAAATTACCTATTCAGGTAATCAAGGACCTAAATCACCACAAGAAGATCAGCAAAAAATGCAAGAGTTTCAAATGGCTCAACTAGAAGAAGAGTACGATGCATATGTTGATGACATGATGGAGCAAGGAATAGAGCCAATGTCCATGCAACAATTTTTACAACAGATTGCAGCGGAAGCGCAAATGAGTTCTAATGAACAAGGTGGTATGGGTGATATTCCAATGGAAATGAACGAAGGTATTGGAAGCATGATGCAAGGCCCACGGACCATGGCTGCTAATGGTGGTAGCATGGATTTTGAAATGCAAGGGGGAGTTAAAAATTATCTTGGTAAACAAGAAACAATTTCTGATGTACCATTAAAGTGGCAATCAGGACCAAATAAACCTGATACAGAACTGGCTTATATTACAAAAGCAGAAAAAGATTTATTGTTAAAAAAAGATATACACGGATCATTAAAAGATGGACCTAACATGGGACCTGGTGGAATTATGTCTTTAGACAGTTTTGGTGATATTGGCGGTGGACAATCTGGAGCACAATACGATAGTGGACAAGGAAGTGGTGATCAATCAGGAGCGGATAATACGGCTGGTAATATGGGGGGCGGATCTCAAAAATATCAAGATAATCAACAAGCTATTCTTGACAATGCAGCTAAAAAAGAAGAAGAAAAATTTCAAGCATATCTGGAAAGCGAAGAAGCAAAAAAAAAAGCAAAAGCTTTTGCAGCAGCAAAAGCAGATGAAAAAGCAAGAGCAGATGCCAGAAAAGCAGCAGCTGAAACAAGAAAAAAAAACCAAGCTGTTTATAGAGCTAGAAATCCTTTTAATGTATTAGACAATGAATTAGATTTACCTGATTCTTTTTATGACACCGAAGAAGAAAAAGATGATTTTTTATCAGGAGCAATAGATGACATGTTTGAAAATTCTGGTAGTCAACTTCCGTTTTTTAAAACAGGGTCTAAAATAACTAGAAATTTTTTTACAGATGACGTTTTAGGTGCAGGAAAATTTAAATATAAAGGTAAAGTAATTACTCCAGAAGATTTTGCAAACATGGGTCTAACTCAAAGAAATGAAATTTATGATAGTTATATGGGTGGTAGACAATCGGGTGGAACAGATGCTTATGGTAATCCTATAATAAATATTGAAGGAGATGGAGGCGGAGAGAACTCTGTACCAGCTATAAATCCAATAAAACCTGATGATACTGATACAGCTATACCTACAGATCCAGTTACAGGTCAATACTCAAATCAATATTTAATACCAGGTGGATCTAATTTTTATTCTAACCTACCTTCTAATATGTTTAATCAAAACACTAACATGTTAACACTAGCAGACGGTGGAATTGCTAACCTTAGACAAGGCGCAGCTTTTGGTGGTATGATGGGTGATGATGGTAGACGTGCTTATGGTCTAGGAAGTATTTTTAAAAAAATAACTAAACCATTTAAAAAAGCATTTAAAGGATTTAAGAAAATAGCTAAGAGTCCATTAGGTAGAATGGCGTTGATGTACTTTGGTGGAAACATGTTACAAGGAAATGCATTATTTGGTAATCCTCTTCAAGGAAATATTACTAACAAATTAGGTGGTATGTTTACTGGAGGTGGTGGCGGTGGCGGTGGCGGTGGCGGAGGTTTTAGCAATATAGCTAAAGGTTTTGGCAATTTAGCAAAAACAGCCTTCAAACCAGAAAATGCTTTTGCAACAATTACAGGTATATCAGGATTGTCTGGTTTATATACAAACTATATGAATAACAAAAGAAAAGATGAAACAATGGAAGAGTATAATAGAAGATTAGAAATAGAACGTGGAAACTTTGCAGAGATCCCTACAGGCCCTGTTCAATTTGCAGCTAACGGTGGACGTATGGGTTTTATGAATGGTGGTGATGATGATGACGATGATGATAACATTTTTTTTAGAGGTTCAGCTAGATCAGATTTAGCAAAAGCAATGTCTAATCCTAGAATGAAAAGAGCCATGGGCGGCAGCACAGGTATGCCTCCAGTAACTATAATGTCCGAAGGTCAAAATATTAAATCATTTTCGGATGATGAATCAAGCGCCATGAACCAAGGACCAACGATGCAAAGTCAAATGCCAATGAGACCACCAATGATGGATCCTAGAATGATGCAACAACAAGGTGGTATGAATTCTATGATGGGTAACAGAATGATGGCAGCTATGGGAGGATTAATGAACCTAAGTGGTAGAATGGGATACGCTGAAGGAGGTGACGAAGGCGAATTATTAGACATGGGTGGATTAGAAAAAGATTATAGAAACGATGGTGGCTTTGTACCTATGGGAGAGTACGAAAGAAAAGATGACGTACCAGCAAGATTATCA